GAATTCTCCAGGCTGTATAGCTTGTGCCTCATCTCTAACACGGATTCCTCTTTGTTTAAATCCTGCCGGTAAATTACTTAAAGTTCCTGCGTCTAATAATTGACGTAATGCAGTAGTTGCCGTTCTAGACAAACCACCGATCATATGAATTAAACCAAAACCATAAAAACCCATTCCAGGTAAAAATTTAAAATGTACAAAGTAATCTATTTTAAGTTTTTGTGGATCGTTAGGTTGATAGTTTCGTCTAACTGATAGTATTGTTCTATTACCCATTTCAAGAGTCACAATGTAAGGAAGTTTAATTCCAGTTGCTTCGCCTGTTGAGTCTTTGTCTTCAAAACCTTCTAAATCTAAGTCGGTATGAATTTCTAAAATAGTAAAGATGTCTTCATCTCTAGTTTTTTTAATTCCTTCTAATTCTCTTTCTTTTTTTTCTACTTCTGTTTCTTGATTATATCCAGGTGTTAAATCTATATCTTTGTAAAAACCTGATACTTGTTTTTTTCTTAAATCGTTCTCTGACATTTTAATTACATGCACAACTGCTTCTGCATCTTCTAGAGATGTTGCAGTGTAAGGCACAACTAAATCATCCGCCGGGACAAATTTAGATACAGCTCTGCCTAAAAGTTCATCGTAATAAACTTTTTTAAAGGCAGAGCCACTAAGAGGGAGATAAAAAAGCATTTGATCGAACTCGGGTTCATACTCCTTCATCACATCCATGAGCTGATAGTTCATGAATTCTTTAACTCTGCTTGATTGCTCTTCTCGAGCTCTATCTGCAAGTCCAACTATTTGTGTATGTACTGGACCATTCGCAGGTAATAATTCTTTGTAAGCTTGCGCTTGAAACTGTGTAACTGCTTCTGCTAATACTGGGTGTGTTGCACCTGAAGCACCTTGGAAAGGTTGAGTTGGGTTTTCATATTTAAATCCTAAAAGATCTAAACCTTTTGTGTAACTATCTTCCCATTCTTTTCTAGAAGATTTATATTGGTTATAATTTGCTGCAAGTTCAGAACCTAATTTACCTAAAACATCGTCTGGTAATAATTCTGCTAAGTTATCGAAGTGACTGTCTGTTCCAGGTTGATTAACTGCTTCTGGATCAAAATCTATTGTAGCACTACCATCTTCTTCTTGAGTAATTTGTACGTCATCAGGACCAACTTGTTCATTGATCGTTTCTTGTTCTTTAACTGCGATTTGTTCTTCGCTAGGTATTTCAAGTTCTGTTTTTACGTTTGGTAGCGACTTGTCTATGTCTGCCATTTATATCCTCCGAGTTCTTGATTGTTTTAGCTTGTTTTGTAGGAACATTCAACCCCTGTGAGTCAGGTCCTTTTAATGGTGGAATCTCATTCCACTTAACATGTTGCATATTTACAACAAGAGTTTTATTCTTCACGGAAAAATCCTCTCTTGTTTCTGTAATCATCAAAGGTCTCATAACCACTAATACCAAGGGATAATGCTAGTCCTGGTAAACCAAATCTACGTGAAACAGTTTTTAATACACTTGGACTTATTCCAAGTCTCATTGCTTTTGCTATTCCAGGACTTAATCCTTTTGTAGCAAATCTAGTAGCGGGTTCTGCAAAAGCAGCTCCTAAATAATTTATAGGGTCTGTTGCAATTTCTCCTAATGAATCTCCTTCTGCTATTTGACCACCAATAAATAATGGCTCTGTTGCTAGTAAGGCTGCAGGAGTCCCTAATGCAGCTAAACCTCTTCCTAAAGTTTTTAAACCAGTTTTAGTTATACCAGATTTTTTAGCACCTAACGCTCCACTTCGTGCAGCTTCAATTGTTGAAGGTGCAACTGCTGCAGTTCCTGCTAAAGCACCAGCGCCTATTACTGGTAATTGGTAATCTAATATTGCAGGACTTTCTTGTGGTGCATCTACAACTGGATCTGTGATCATAGAGATTAACATATTCTTTTGTTGATCTTCATTAGATAAATAAGTTGTTGGATCATCATTCATGAATGTTTTAACAAGACCCGCACCGGCTGCACCAACGGCTGCTAACGCACCAAACTTACCACCTTTTTTTAAAAGAGGACTTTGTAAAAAACCTGTGACGGCATTTTTCATTCTACCTAATAATGGAGTTGAATCATCTAACTGTGTTAATTTAGGTATATGTGTTTCATCAGCTAATTTTGTGTTAACACATTTAACAACAGAAGAACCTAGAGCAAAACCAATTCTTCCACCGTCAGCGTTTTGACCAACGCATCCTAACTTAAATGCAATTTCATATTTTTCTGGTGCAGACCCTTTATTAAATAAATCTTTTGTAGTGTTTACTAAATCTCTAAATAAAAATGATGTTCGTTTATCTGCTCCTGTCATTGCAAATCCTTCTGTCTTAGCATGTTGTGCTAAATCTATTCCTTGTTTTTTCCATTTGTCTAAGTTTTTAGCACTATATACTTTATCCGCGATATTAAAATCTTGATTTAATATTTCTTTTTCTGATCCAACAACTATATCAGCTAAGTTAAAATTTTTTCCTGGAAAATTTTTTTTAATAGTTTCACCAAATATTTTTCTAGTGTCTTGAAATTTATTTACCCTATTTACAATGTCGTCATAAGAAACTGTTGTATCTCCGGCTCTAAGTCTACTAATTAAGTCTCTAGTGTCACTAACCGCTGATGAAAGTCTTGCTTGAAAAACAGCTAAATTTTTTTGATTAATATCTGCATCAATTACGTCTACAAAATAAGCGTAAGGAAAAGCTTTATTTCTAGATGCTTGTTTAAGACTAAATATTTCATTTATATTTAAATTCTTCTTTTTTAAAAATCCTTCTGGTAAATATTTTGACATGTATGTTTTAAAAGAACCAAGACTTCCTGCCTCTTTAGGCATGTTTCTTTTAATTTCACGCATTGCATGTAGATACTCACCTTGTGCCCATTTGTTATTTCTTTTAAACCCTTCTAGTTCTTTGTAAATTCTATTTCCTAATTTTACTTCTGCTGCTGACGGTTTAATATCTAATCCCATGTTTTTATAGAGCGCACCTTTTGTCCAATCAGAATATACTCTAGTTCCATGTGCAGCACTTGCGTCTGTTATTTTTCTTCCTAAAACTTTTTCAAGTTCTGTTTGAAATTTATTTAACTCAGGAAAATTTTTTGCAGCCAACATCTTACGTAAGTTTTCATTGTTATGAATTGCTTTAACAATGTCCTCTGTATTTTCTCCGTAAAGAAAAGTTCCTTCTTTAAAAAATCTTTTTAGTTTTGTTAATTGTTCATTAGTAGGTCTATTAAAATATCTATTTTTTTTGTCGTCTCTAATAGGATCTCCAAGATATTTTGTTATTTGATTATAATCAAATAATCTATACCTAGGGCTACCCCCTGTTCTTTCAGGTGTTATTATTTTTTTGCCAACTTCTTTTTCTAACTCACTTAAGGTAATATAATCAGAAAGTTTTGCACCTTCAGGAAAATTACCCATTGTTTTTACGTAGGTTGCAAATCTTAAAAATTCTCTTGTTGGATTTAATGATCTTTCTTTTGCAGTTCTAGGAATAAATCCTCCTTTATCAGCTTTTAAAAAATCTTTATATTCTGGTAATGATCGTATCTTTTTTTCTAAAGCTGCCTTAGCGCCGCTTGCTTTACCTCCAAGTTTATTATACTCGTTTACAAGTTTAGTAGCATCGTCCCCTGTTCGTTTATAAATTTCATCAAATATTTTTTTACCTTTATCCGCTCTTTCTTTAACCTCTGTGTATATTTTATTTACAGCTCCAATTGTTGTATCGGGTCTTTTTAAATAAGAATAGTTTCTTCCAAGTTCTCCGGTATTTAAATCAGCTATAACTTTTTTAAAAGCAGGATGAGCTTTTATGGCTTTTTCTAAATCAGGGTAATTAGCATAACTACCCGGCATTCTTTTAGAAATTTCTACTAACTCTTCAAAAGTTGCATTTGCTGGAAGAGGTAATAATTCGTTTAACAACGCAAGACTTTTTGCGTCTCGTTTTGCTTTGTCTTGTGCTACTCTTTTTGCTACAGCTGCCGCATACTTTGCTTGATCCTTATAGGCCATTACACCTCCAGGATCTTAGCTAATCCGCCTTTTGCAAAATCTTGTACTTCATCAACAAACCGTGCAGTGAATCTATCGAATCTTGGATTGTCAGGTTTTAATCCTGCAGCATCTTCTACATTGTTCATAACTCTTTTTGTAAAAATTATAATTTCTTCGTTAGATGCTCCTGGTGGAATCATTTCTAAAATTCTTGGTCCAAAATATTTTTCAACCAATATTAATGGGTCTCCAGCAATACCGCCGCCACCTTCAGTAATGTATTTTACATCTTCTGCAGATACTACACTTCCAAGTTTAGTTGCAAAGGTGTCGTCTTCTTTTAATGCTTCTACTAAAAATTCTCTAGCTGTTGCACGTTTAGCAGGACTACTACCTTTATTTCCAACAGTAGATATAATACCTTTATCTACCATTATTTTAACTTGGTTAGCTAGATCAGGATCTTGTATTCTAAGATTTTTAATTGTCTCTTCTGCTGACGCAAATGGCGCTGCAATATCGTCTGGTCCGCCACGTGAACCTGGTGGTGGTAAATCAGGATCACCTGGTGGTAAGTCATCTCCTACTTTTTTTCCAGCTCTACCCGTTAATCTTAAATACTCTAAACCGCCAGGTGTAAGATTCCCGGTCCCTGATCCCAGGTCAGTGATGTTTGCTGGAGCAGCTTTAGGATTAAATACATCATCAACTTTCTGCATGTTTTTTAATAATTTATTTGCTTGAACGTCGTTAAGTTTACCAGCCGTTAAGTAACCGATAGAACTTTCTAATTCTTCTAAAACTTTGCTTTTACCTAATGCACCAATTGCATCGATATTGATGTCTGAATCGATAAACCCTTCTGGACTTTTACCCTTTCCTAAAAAAGTAATATTGGATCTGGAACCAAGGACATTGTTCATGTTGCCACCTAGCTTATTAAATAAAGCTAAGATTGCTTCTCCGGCTTTTGGCATAATTGATTTAACCATAATACTTTAAATGTCCTCTTATAACTGGTTCTTCTTTATAGTCTTCAGGATGACGAACCAAACCACCCTGTCTAATTCGCATAATGGCTTGTGTCGTACTGTCGACGTAGTCATCATGATCTCCAAAGGGAAACGATGCACATTCTTCTACTACTTCCTGAGCAAAATGCTCGTGCAAAGGCGCCCATATTTTTCCGCTTTCAAAAAGCGGAGCAACGGAGTTTACTCTTGACTGTTTATCATTTCCTCGGCTAGGAGTAAAGTTAATAACTGGGATATCCATTTGCCTCAACTCGTGGGTCAAAGGTAGCCCTGAAGCTTTCGCCTCAATTATAACCATGTCAGGTTTCCAATCTAAATACTCTTCATAAGCCAATCGTCTTAATTCAGGAAACTCGTACCTGCCTTTAAAAGCGTTAAGTAATATTATACTTTGTCCCTGGTCCTCGGTCGTAAAGACACCCCACGTGGTAATAGCACTAAAGTCAGAAGATGTCTTTTTAGTAAATGCTGTATCGTAAGATTGCACGATGTAGTCTAATGGCGGTGGATACTTTTGTTCCCAGTCACACCACCACTCTCGTTTTAGTATGGCACCTTCTTCTGCAGTCGGTGCTTGCATATATTGGGCATTCCAATTTGAAACAGGGATCGAGGCTTTTGTTTTAAGTAATTCTTCCTTCTTCCAAAACTCAGGCCACACGGGCTCTCCATCGGGGAGCAGGGCTGGTAATTCAACAACCTCCCATTGATCAGATCCTTTTTCTGATTGAGCTTTTAATAATTCTCCTGTTATATCTTTTGTAGACCACCTAGTCATTACGACTACAATAACTCCACCTGGCTGCAAACGTTGACGTGGACCTGATGTATACCAACTAAACGCTTTCTCAAAAGTTTTACCACCTTCTTTTTTAATATCTTGTTCTTTATGTGGGTCGTCAATGATTAGTAGATCAGCACCCCGTCCAGTAATGGCTCCACCAACACCGGCTGCAAAATATTCACCGCCTTGTTCGGTCTTCCATTTACCAGCAGCTTGAGAATCTTCCTGTAGTCTTGTTGAAAATAATTCTTGGTATTTAGGGTCATCAACTAAATTTTTAGTTTTACGTCCAAAGTCAATTGCAAGATCTGCTGTGTGAGTTGCTTGAATAATTTTCATAGAAGGTTTGTTTCCAATCATCCAAGCCGGCAATAAATAAGATGCAAATTCTGACTTAGTATGTCTAGGCGGCATGTTAACAATTAAACGCTTACAACGCCCTTCAGCTAAATCGTTAAATTTTTCTCCAATAATTTTATGATGAGAACCTTTTATAAATTCAGGCCAAACGTATTTTACGAAACTTAAAAAATTTTTTGAAATTTTTGGTTTGGTGTCTTCTAATTCAACGCTACGTTCTAGCTCTAGTAATTGTGCTTGTTCTTCAGGTAGCAAACCCTCATATTTTTTTGTAAAATTTTCGCTATCTTGCATATCACTAATATGTTTTTGTTCTTATAGACTAACTGTCTGAATTAAGCAATAAAGAGTAAGTCTGGGACCCCTTTTGTTTTTTAAGGGGGTGGGCCCTCCCTGTTTCGTGAGTGGGGTGGGCCCGCCCGTGGTACCTCTATAGTTTATAGGGTGGGCCCGCCCACTACATCTTGTGTGTTGTATTTTTGCAACCTGCGACAATTAATCTGGGACTATGTAGGATATAGTTATTGACAACTATATGTAGCTATATGTGTTTATTGCATAGGTTATTTTTCCTGTATTGTAGTTCTTGTTGTCATATATGGTACTCTTTCACTTCCACTTTCTGACCATTTATATCTATAACTTTCCTCTTTATGTTTTTCAACTTTGATTGGTGTTTCACTTGGTTGCTTAACTGAATATGTGTTAGCAATTTCTTGACCAAACTTATTTAAGAATTGCATTAAGCAACTTTGATTACAAAAGTAATTCCAGATATTAGGTTGATAGTTTCCATATCTGCCAACTTTTATTTTCATAGTTCTTAAAACTTTATTGTCGCCAGTTCCTCGAATCCTCGACTGAGTTTGAATTGTATGACAACTTGGATTATGACACCAGTTATACTCGCTCATTTTTTTTAGCTTTGTTAAAAGCCTCCTCTAATTGTTTTAGTTTAAATAGTTCTATTTCTGCTTTCCTTTCAAAATGAATTGATACAAGAAATAAAACAAAACCAAAAACAATTAGTCCTATACCAATGTATAGGACTAAGTTGTAATCTATCATTTATGCTACCTCTCTCGTTAGGATTAATGGTTCTTCAAAATTATGTGGAACAATAAAATAGTTTATATGTTTGCTATCCTCTAACAAAGTTAAAGCCGACAAAAATTTGTTTGCCTCGTCAAGATTGTCAGTTGTTTTTTCAACTCTATATTCTGGATTGCAAACACTATTTTCTATTTTAAATTTCCTCATTACAAAATATATTTTCATATCTACCTTTCTGTTTTAATTGTTATTAGTTCAGTTGCCATTCTCCAACCATTTTGATCTAAGTCCCAATAGACAAAACATACCTTTCCATTTTTAGAAATAAATGCTTTACCAGTTGTCATAACATCATCAGGTTTAGTCCAACAACCCTTTCTCTCTATAAATTTTTGATGTTTGTTTGCCCAGTATCTAATTGTAAATTTTTCTGGGATAGACGTTAGATTAGTTTCTGCTAACTCTAATATATTTTCTTTAGTCATTTTTTCCTTTCTGTTATATCTGGGATATTATATTAAATACCCCAGATTGTCAATAGCCAAAATTATTAATTTACAACTTGTGCTTGTTGCTCGTATAATAACCTTTCAGCGATTTTTTCTGCTTTGGTCTTAACCTTTTTGTTCTTCATTCCTTTTATTCTATCAGCTAGATTTTTAGGATTGTAAATAGTCAAGCCAGTTGAGTTAGTTCTGATTATTTCTGCCTCATTAATATTCAAGCCGAGTTCTGTTGCAAGTTCTATCGCCTCGTCTAAATATTTATAACCTTTTAAACCAACTTTAATTTCTTTCATCTGGTCTAAAATAGATTTAATCCATTTTTGATGTGCAACAACAAATTGACCTTTTGCAATTTTCCAATCTTGCAACATTATAAACTCTTGTTCAGTACAAGCAATAGAACGATCTCTACAATAATTTCTACCAATTAAATCTAATTGATATTTTTCGTTCCATTGTTTGCCATAACTTGTGTCGTCGTCGCCAAGATATTTATTATTTGCCTCTACATATTTTGTTCTATGTGGGTTATTATCCTTACCCTCTTGCTCAATCAAAATATCTGGATTACAATTATCTTGTGCCTTTAGTTCATCACGATATAAAGCATAACCATATTCGTTATCACTTCTGGAATATGATGTATTGTTGTCAGTATCAAGTGAACCATTTAAACGAAAATCGAAATGTTTTTCTATGGCTTTCTCTCTCATAACTGGGTTATTGTCATAATCCCTTTCTTCAACTTGTCCCATATAATGAAAATGGAAACAACTATCAGGCGCAATAGTATCTACATTTTCAAATTTATTTTGTAGATATCTTGCTTTCTCAACATCATCTAAAGTATAATGACGTCTAACTATTTTTTCGGCAACTTTCCACGCATTGTCATTTAAGTCAATTTGATCTGCTTTTTTGTTGTCGTAGTTTTGTTTTTCAATAGTATCTTCTTGCTCAAGATGTACTCGCATACGATTTGCGATCTTGTTCCGATACTCTTGGTTTAGTCTTATTCTGCTCATAATGTTTTTTCCTTTCTGTTTTTTATTATTTGCATAAATATTTTATATACTACTTGACAAACCTTGTCAATGGGATTATATATTAACTTATGTTAATTTATTTAAAAAAACTTAAATGACAATATGAAAGTTCTGGGTTGAGGTAGTTCCAGTGTGGAATTCAACCCAGACTAGAAAGGACAGATAGGAAAAAAATTATAGAATTAGTTTAGAATCATTCTAAACTGATGGGACATGCGTTTGGCAATAGGTCTCGAGCCAGTTGTCAAGCACTGATCCCTGATCTCTGGCAGTCGATAGGCTGTTAAGCCCTGGTGCACCGGTAAACAATTGCCGCTGGGCTTCAATCCAGAGATCTGGGATCAGTTGGCTCTGTTGAAAGAGAACAGAGAGAAGCCACCTGCGGGTGGCCTTGCCAACTGGTCAAGCTGCAAGCTTGACAGCTGGTCTGGGATATTATAAGATAACAACAGAAAGGAAAAACAATTATGAGTACAAGAAGTAATATAGCAATAGAATTGCCAGCAGATAAAGACGGCAATAAAAAAGTGAAAGTAATATATGTTCACTCTGACGGCTATCCATACGGCGTTGGAAAATGCCTGGTTGATCATTGGGATCAGCCTGAGTTTGCATCGCAACTATTTGATCATGGAGATGCCAGCTACCTGGGAGATACTATTGAAGAGTGTAGTTTTTATGGTCGCGACTGGAACAGAGACGAAGAGCCAGCCAAGACTTACAGAGATGAATGGATGTTTATGAATGCAATGAAAGGTGATGTATTTATAGAATATATTTATCTTTATAAAAACGATCAATGGCATGTAGCAACTCAAAAACATACTAAAGTCAAAGATGGTTACGATAACGGAACTTTGTTTTATTATACCAGGTTTGAGCCTGTAACGCTGAACAAGGAATATATTAAATACAAGGACAAACACGAAAAACACGCTGAGGTTAAGATGATCTCACAAATAGGAAACTTGCTTAAGGGTGCAGGGTTCGAGGATGATGTAGTAATTCAGGGTGGCAAAGCAAAAAAATCAAACTAATTCCAATCTGTTAGGAATGGACCAGGGCGCAGCAATGCGCCCGGCCCTATTTTTTTTGGGTGGGCCCGCCCGTAAAGTCTCAGGCGTCAAGCTTCAAGCTCTCAAGCTTGACAGGGTTCAAGCTGTGGGATATTATAGGATTTAAAAACGAAAGGAAAAAATTATGTTAATAAAAGAAGCTAAAGAAATAACCGGCGGGCTGTCGAAGCCGTCGAAGATGCCTGGACCGGCTTACAACCTGCCAGCTGTTGCATGTATCACCGGGGCCAAACTGGTCAAGATTCCTGGCAGCGTGTGCGCTGGCTGTTATGCATTGAAGGGCCGGTACAGGTTCAAGAATGTCCAGGACGCCCTACAGCGAAGGTTGCAAGCTATCACAGGTCCGCGCTGGGTTGAAGCAATGATAACATTGATCAAGCCGCATAAGTTTTTTAGATGGCATGACAGCGGGGACCTGCAGAGCCTGGAGCACTTGCAAAATATTTTTAGAATATGCAGAGCGACACCGGAGACACAGCACTGGATGCCAACGCGCGAAGCGCAGATCCTGAAGCGTGTCAAGGTGAACGAGGTCCCGCGTAATCTAATCATCCGGATGTCTTCACACATGATAGACCAGGGGCCCGTGAGCTTCTGGCCATGGACCAGCACTGTGGTGAAGAGCAACAAGAGCTGCCCGGCCCAGGAACAAGGGAACGAATGCAAAGACTGTCGACAATGCTGGGACAGGACCGTAAGAAACGTTGCATACCCGAAACACTAAATGTACAGATCCCCGAAGTATTGGAAAGAAATGGCCAGGATCCGGAAGCAGCATGAGCGCGAGCTCGCAAGCTTACAAGCCCGCAAGCTTACAAGCTCTCAAGCAAACGAACCGAAGGCTTCAAGCCTTCCCCCAAAGGCTCAAGCTTCAAGCCAAAATTCTGAAGAGCCAGTATCCCTG